GGCGGCGCGGACACCACGACAATCAGTGAGTCTGGTTCGTTCACCGCCGGAACGTATGCGCTCTATACCGCGTGGCTCTGGCCCGATTCGGTGTACTATTATTGCAGCTTCTCGGACAACCCTAACGGGCGCGGATACGGCACATGGAAGAGTTTCACGGCGGCGAGTGGCACAGGTGGAAGTGCGCTGAAGGTAATGGGCCGTACCGTGAATACGAACGTGAGGTAACAAGCGATGAGCAACCAGGCTGCCGCAACCGTATTCCAGCTTCTATGGGCCAGGCAGGAAGAGGACTTCCTTGAGGCGCGGGCGAACGTGCAGCCAGAGACGCTCTCCGTTGATGTCTTGCTGGATGATATGCCTGTTAACCTGTATGACGAGCCGCTAACAGCGGAGGCCCTTGAGAGGAGGAAGCGCCATGGCGTTATCGGCTATTCGTAAGGGCACAACGAGGAAGATTCGGCTGACGATTCTGTATAACGGCGCTGCCGTTGACATTAGCGGCGACACCGTTAACTTCATGCTGAAGGCGACGAAGACAGCCCTCGATAGCGCCGCCCTTGTTAGCGTGAACGCGGATGTCGCAGCGGAGGGTGCCAGTGGAATCGCCACCATCACGTTGAGCAGCACGAACACGAATCAGACGGCGGGAAAGAAGTATTATGAAATTCTCTGGACCCGGTCAAATGGAGAAGTCTATGTCCTCGATAGTGATGAGGTCCAGATAATCGCCCGGTTGACAGGCATCACAGCATAACGGTGATTCTATAAAATAGAAACACCGAGGAGGACGGATGGCAAAGGTTCCGTGGTATATGAAGGTTCTGATGTGTCTTCGCCTTGTGTCGGCAAAGGTGGAGGACAGCACGATAGGTGCTGGCAAGAAAACAGCTACCGGAGGCAAGATCGCGGGGGCGGCTATTGATGGGGTAACACAGGTCATTACTGGAGGTGAGGATGGAGTGGATAAGTAACACGCTCGTTCCCTGGCTACAAGATAATTGGTTTGCGGCAGCAATGGCTATCTTGAACCTTGGCTTGTTTGCTAAGGTGGTCGTGCTGAAAGCCGCGGTGAAGGAGTTCTTTGTTTTTGTCAAGGAGGTGGTAGAGGCAAAGAAGAATGGCGTTGTCTCTGACGAAGAGTGTATCCCGATTGGGCGCGCTGCCATCAAATTCTCCGAGACTTTGTGGTCTCTCGCCAAGGGCCTTTTCCCGAACAGGAGCAAGGTATGATTGACTGGCCCTCTGCTGTTGCCATTATCGGGTGCGCTGTGCCAACAGGCGGCGTTATCATAGCAGCCGTGCTTAAGTACGGAAAAGGTGGAAATGGAAATGGTAACAGTGGCGTGCCAACAGCTGTCTGCCTCGCGAAGCATACTGGGATAGATGCCTCTCTTGGCCGGTTGGAAGCCAGTGTGAATCGCCTACATGAGCGGATGGATGATATTTATAAAGGAATGAGCGCGTGATGTTTGATGACGGCGAGATCGATCCGAGAGATAAAGAGGCCCTTGCGGACCTGCTAAAGAGGTGTTGCCTGAGCACGAAGGTGTTCTGCAAGACCTTCTTCCCGAACAGGTTTCGGGCTCCCTTCAGCGCGCTGCACGATCAGATATTCGCCGTCCTCGACGATGACCGGATTAAGAAGGCGCTTATTCTGGCTCCACGTGGCTTCGGCAAGACCAGTATAACGCAGCTTGGCTTCACCTCAAAGAGGATTCTCTTCGGGGAGAGCCGCTTCATCGTGCCGATTAGTTGCAGCTCGATGCAGGCTGTTACACAGACGGAGGCGTTGAAGAGAGAACTGATGTCTAACACGACTATCGCGCGCCTGTTTGGTGGGAACATGAAGGGAGACTGGTTCGGGAAGGACCAGTGGGTGACCTCGAGCAACGTCTGCGTGATGCCTCGGGGTAGTGGCCAGCAGGTGCGCGGTCTTCTTTACGGTGATTATCGTCCGGACTTGATCGTGATAGATGACCTGGAAGACAGCGAAGCTGTTCGGTCGGAGGAGCGGCGGGCGAAGATGAAAGAGTACCTCTACGCGGATGTGTTAAACAGCGTGGATGAAAAGGATGATAACTGGCGCGTCGTGATGATCGGCACCCTCTTGCATGAGGATGCTATCACTGCGAACATCCTGAATGAGTATGAGCAGGCGCTGAAGGAAGGGCGCAAGCCGGATTGGCATGTCGTCCACCTATCAATCTGTGATAGCCAGTATCGGAGTAATTGGCCGGACGCCTTCCCGGATGAGAAGGTGCGTGGGATGGTGGAGGAATATCGGAGACGCGGGCTGCTGGATGTGTTCGCCCGGGAGTATATGAACCTCCCAGTAAGCGGCGAGAGTAACTTCAAGCGGGAGTATTTTAAGTACTTTGAGGAAGGTGAAATAACAAAAGAGAAAGGCATCGTGAACCTGGTCCTGGTGGATCCGGCGAAAACAACAAACGAAAGCAGCTGCGACACCGCTCTTGTCGTTGTAGGCGTCGATGTAGAGAACCATCGGCTGTTCATTCGGGAGGTTATCAACGGGAAGCTCCACCCGGATGAACAGTACGAGATGGCGTTTCAGCTGATCCGGCGCTGGCGCGCACGCGCCCTCGGATGGGAAGTCACAGGGTTGAATGAGTTTATCACATACCCACTGAAGAACGCTATGCGGGAGAAAAACATAACGGTTCCGCTGGTGGAACTGAAGGCCCGTGGCAAGAAAGAGGACCGCATCGCGGCGCTGCTGCCGTTCTATCGGCAGGGCCTCGTGTATCATAACAAGACAACCTGCCTCGATCTGGAAATGCAGCTTCTCTCGTATCCACGCAGCAGGCGTTGGGATGTGATGGACGCGCTGGCGTATGTGGTGGAGCTTCTGGAGAGCGGGGAGTGCTACTTCTTAGAGGCGTGGAGTGAGACAGCGGAGGGCATCGAGGCGGAGTATAAAGAGTTGGAAGAGTTGGATGCCGAGGATAGGGACGAGAAGCCTGTTAACTATATGCTGGTGTGAGGAAGCATGGACCCACGGGTGTTGACGGAAGTACTTATTGGTAACAAGATAGTTAACCTGGACTCGCGGGTGACCGCCTTAACCACATCTGCGCAGGTGCAGCTGTTTCCGGACCCGAATACCGGTATTCGTATTACAGATGGCGCCAACGATGTGTTTAAGTGTATCACTGGAGGGGTAGACGTTGGCGATGTTATTCTTGGTTCTGCCATTGGGCAGTGTGTAAAGTGGGATAAAAGCGCGGGAAAGTTGATTGTAAATGGAGAGTTGGCTGCTGGTATCTTGACCGGTGCAGAGCTAAAGGCGACCGCAAATCTGACGGTCGGCACAAGCAACAATGTTATCCGAGTATCGGGCGATGATGCGACATACCGGTTGTGGGTAGGCCACCCAACGGCAGCCAGCGCGCCCTTCCGCGTGACACAGGCGGGGGTCATGACAGCAGTCGGGGCGCACATTCACAGCGCGGAATCCGGGGCGCGGGTGTCAATATTTCCGGACGCAAATACGGGCCTTCTGGCGCTGGCGTCGGACGGCTCGACCGAGGTTTTCAGGGTCAACGTGGGCGGCACGGACGTGGGGGATGTGATTCAAGGAAATTACAGCGGCGGCGCAGGCAGCAAGTGGGATCAATCCGCCGGAACATTCACCGTGGCTGGAGCGCTGAAGACAACAACTGCCACAGCCCGAATTGAGGCTTCTGGCGATACGATAGCTGTTTACAATTCCGATTTTCAGATGATGAACCTTGACGGCTCAAACGGCATTTGGGTCCGCAACTCCGGTTCGCCTCAGTCGCGAATCGATATCACGTCAAGCGATTTCCGTGTCTGGTATAATTACGGCGCTTCCGCTGTTCTGGTTGCAAGCTTGGCAAACAGTTCAAATAATGGCCGTCTGTTGTTGAAAAACAGTAGCGGCAACATCACCGTGGATGCGGATCGTAATGGCATTGACCTGGAAAACGGCGGCACATACAAGGTCAGTGGAAATCAGGTTGTCGGCGCTCGGGGCGCGGCAGTGGCCGACGCCACGGATGCCGCGTCGGTTATTCTCCGGCTCAACGACCTTCTTGCACGTTGCCGGGCGCACGGTCTTATAGCATCGTAAAGCAATTCTATACAAGCCCGGAAGATGTTGTGGTAAAGCTTAACCTTCTATTGGCTGCAATGCGGCAGCAGGGACTGATAGAAAATGACCGAAAATATATTAAACCGGCTGAACGAATTAAAGGGCGAGCTGATACGCCTGCAAGCTGTTCGCGGTGAGGCCGATGCGAAAGCACAGAAGGTTCAAGTTGTTATCGCCGAATTTGAGGCGATATTAGAGGAGGAGAAGCGTGCCAATAACGGTTGACGGAAACAATATCACCAGCTCGTATGCCTATCTGGGAAAGGACTATGGGTATGAATATCCAGAGGGCCTTGATCTGAAGCCAGGCAGCACGCAGCACGCGGACCTCCTCGGTAAGATAATGGAGCGGGCGCGTGCGAGCAAGAATGTGATGTCCAGCCGGTACACCGCGTGGAAGCAGGTGGACGAGACGCTGGATGGATACATCCCGGCGGATGTGGCGGAGCAGGCTGTTCGGAGTAAGGATAGCAGGAAGCCCATCAGTATCGTGGTACCCGCTTCGTTCGCGATGCTAGAGGTGATCCTCTCCTACATGGTCGCTGCGTTCCTGCAGGAGCCGCTGTTCCGCTATGAGGGCATGGAGAACGAGGACCGCGTCGGGGCGATGCTGCTGGAGAAGGTTGTGAGTGCGTCGAATCGAAGGTTCAAGGTGGGCCTTGCCCTCTATGTCCTGATGCGGGATGCCTTCGCGTATGGGCTTGGTGCAGCGACACCCGTGTGGGATCGGGTGTATCGGCGCGGCGTGCAGAAGGAAGAGCCGGAGCAGCTTGATATGTATGCCGCCTTCGGGATGGAGTCGCCCAGCGTGGCCAGCGGTAGCGAGATGAAGCTGGCCTTTGAGGGGAACAGGGTTGACAACATCGACCCGTACCTCTATTTCCCCGATCCGGCTGTATCGGCGCATCAGGTGCAGCGTGGAGAGTTTGTTGCGTGGGTTACACCCACCACACGGACTGCTCTCTTGCGGGAAGAAGAGTTCGACCCGGATATGTTCAACGTCCGGTATGTGGAAGAGGGCGCTGGGCGGAGTAGCCTATGTGGTGAGGAGTCTGGACGTGGCACACGCAGCGGGCTATCCAGTAGTTGGTCCACCAACTCTGGCATGATGAAGGGTCGTGTCGATGTTCTCTGGATGCCGATTGATTTGATCCCGGTGGAGTGGGGTGTTGGGGAGAGTGATAGGCCAGAGAAGTGGCTCTTTGGTGTTGCCGGCGACAAGGTCATTATCAAGGCGCGGGCGATGGAGTTGAACCATGAGATGTTTCCTGTGGTGGTGGCCGCTCCGACGTTCAATGGGTATAATGCAGCGCCCATCGGCAGCATGGAGCAGATCGGTGGCCTTCAGACAGTGCTGAATTTCCTGCTGAATAGCCATGTAACGAACATTCGGAAGAGCCTGAATGACATGCTGGTGGTTGATCCGCTGCTGGTGAACATGAATGACCTCGCGAACCCAGAGCCGGGACGCCTAATTCGGTTGCGGAAGAGGAAATGGGGTCAAGGTGTGCAGGACGCGGTGCAGCAGCTGCAGGTCACCGATGTGACGAGGCAAAATATTCAGGAAATTCCGGTGATTCTGGAGCTGATGGAGCGGGTTCTTGGCATCAGCGCCAACATGCAGGGCGTTGTGAACCCGAAAAGGGAGCGAATTGCAGCCAGTGAGACGAACAAGAGCCAGGGAATGGGCATGGCTCGCCTCGATAAGAGCGTTACGCTGCTTGAGATGCAAGCCATCTACGATCTGGCGGACATGGTGGCAAGCCAAACGCAGCAGTTGATGTCGGAAGACCAGTGGGTTGGGCTGGTTGGTCGCCATGAAGAGGAACTTCGAGAGGAATACAACGCGACGGGGAATCGGCTGAAGGTTCGACCGCAGGACCTGCGGGTTGCATATGATATAACGCCGTATAGTGCGACGTTGCCGGGCCAGTTGGATGCCGAGGCGTGGATGAAGCTGTTCGAGATGACGGTTGGCACGCCGGGACTGGCGCAGATGGCGGGTGTGGACCTCCGGCGTATGTACATTCACACGGCGCGGGTGCTTGGTGCGAAGAACCTGCCTGATTTCATGAACAAGGCGCAGGTTCAGGTGCGCCCCGATGCAGAGGTGCGGGCGCAGGCCGCTGCGGGCAACATGATTCCGGTGAGCCAGATGCAGGCGCCGGGAATGGGAGGCGCCGATGCGGCCCAGATGTGAGGTGCTAGAGCAATCGGACTTTGAATCGGAGGCGTCAGCAGCGGAGTTTGCCCGCTTCATGGAGAGTCCCGTTTGGCGTGACCTGGAAGCTGTTCTGTTTGGGCAGATTGCGGTCGCACAGGCGAAGATAAACACGGAGGATGAGCCGAGAGAGGTGTTTCGCGGCCAAGGGATGATAGAGGCACTGAACGTGGTGCTATCATTGCCCGCGGTCATCTACGATGAACTTCAACAGAAGCAGAAGGAAGGGGAGCGAGATGGAGAAGGCAGCGGAGCTTGACACCACCATCAGCGAAATCGACAGTATGCTGAATGGCGGTGGCTCGGTAGAGTCGGCGCCCGTTGATGGGCCGACAGAAGGAGAGGCGGCTGTTGAGGCGCCCTCGCCAGAGACTGAGCCCGCGGAGGATGTGGAGAAGGTGGCAGAAACGGGCCCAACCGAAGAGGAATTTTCGGGGAAGGCTCCGGAGGAACCCGCGCCAGCACCCGTGGCTGAAGCAGCGCCAGAAGCGCCAGCGACGCCTGGGTTGTCGGAGGAAGGGCTCAACCGGATGCGGAAGAGCATGATGGAGATGGCAGCTCGGTTGAAGGATCAAGGCAAGCCGGGCGGAGCGCCGACACCGACGATCGTGCCTGACAAGGTTGAATTCGTCGATGACAAGACGTTCGATGCCATGTTCCAAGACCGCACCGTCCTAAATGAGGTGCTTTCGAAGGTGTATCAGAAGGGCCTGGAGGACGCACTTCGGCATATGCCGAGTGCTGTTGGAGTGCAGGTGACGCAACAGGTGGCCTTAGCCACAGCAGCGAGGGAGTTCTTCGCGAATAACCCGGACCTGGACGCGTATCGCCCGTATGTGGCGCACGTGGCTGCTCGGGTGGAAGCGGAGAACCCTGACCTCGACTACGTGGCGCTGTTTCAGAAGATTGAGGAGACGGCGAGAGGAGAGTTAATGCTGGCGAAGAAAATGAAGCCCGCGCTGGCAAGCGCTCCGAGCGTACCGAGTACGCCGAGGGGAGGTGATCCACGTCCAGCCCCTGTGAAGAGGGGGCCCGCTATGGCACCTGGCACGACCGGTAGTAGGAACACTCCGCGGGCCGCTCCGCTGACGGGGCAGGACCGGGAGATCGCTGATCTTTTTGAACTTGAGAGTAGGTAAACGAGGAGGTTGTTATGGGTGGGATTCATGGCGGATTTGGGCAGTTGCCGCTGCCTATCGAGAACTTCACCAAGTATATCGCGGCGGGCACGGCGACGTACAAACTGACGCCGTTGGACCTGGTGACTATCGTTAACGCGACGGACGCCACTGGCAATATTTCGGTAGTTCTGCCTGAGCCGGCGAGGGTGCCGTTTGCCATCTTCAGCGTGCGCCTTATCACGCTGGCCACCAGCAGCGTGCTGGTCAAGGCCTATGATGGCAGCGACACGGCGGCTACACTGGCCACGCTGGATACCAGTGCCGATTGGGTCGTGCTGTTCAGTGACGGCTATAAGTGGACCATACTCGGCGGAACCTACACTTAATAGCAGGTGACGTCCAGTAATTCTTTCGATGTGATGATGGCAAACAACAAGAGGGATGGGAGGAAGTAGATGGGTACTTTTTTGGGGATGCGGGGAACGGGTGATTGGGAGACCGATCAGAGACCCAAGAGTTGGCGGGAAACGATCTTGCGCCTGTATCCAAACGGGGCGGCGCCACTGACTGGCATAACAAGCAAGCTGGGCAGCGAAAAGGTGGACGACCCGGAGTTCAACTGGTGGGAGGAGAGCCTTCCGAGGCAGGGTGGAACGTGTAACATATATACTGACAAGGACCTGTCGGTTGAGTATGTGTACGCGACGCATGCCACCCTGTATGGCTGCCTTCTTGGCACCGTGTATGCCAAGGTGACTGCCGCGGTAGCGGGTGAGTTCGCGCCGGGCATGATGGTTGTTCTGCGCGACGCGGATAGGCCGACGGTGGATGTTGTCGGAAAGGTCGTGTCCGTGGCGATCAACGGCGATAGTTCGTATGTATGCGTCACGCTGCTGGAAGCGGATGACAATGGCGGCGCGACATACAACCTGGCCACCGCGGACACGATCCTGGTCGCCGGATCGGTAAACCCAGAGTTCGGTGAGATTCCCTCGGCGCTCTCCTACACGCCGACGAAGTACACGAACTACACCCAGATTCAGCGGACCTCGCTGGAGATCAGCCGGACGGCGCTTCTGACCAAGTATCGCACCGGCGACGCTTATCAGAATCTGAAGAAGCAGATCACCGAGCGGCACGCGGTGGAGATCGAGAAGCAGCTTCTGTTCGGTATTCCGTACGAGGGTACGGGTGCCAATGGGAAGCCGGAGCGGACCAGTGCTGGCCTGTTCTACGCCATTAAGACGTACAACAGCACCGGTGTGTTGGACTGGCGGTATGAGGCTGGCGGCGCCTACGCCTGGGCTTCCACGACCAATGGCGCGAAGTCCTGGTTCGACAGTGCGCTGGAAGTGGCCTTCCGGTATGGCGACGGTGAGAAGCTGGCCTTCCTCGGAAGCGGAGCCCTGAAGGGCATCAACGATCTGGCCGCTGCATATGGCACGATCAACCTCACTCCGACGACCGAAGCCTACGGGCTGAAGGTCCTGAAGTGGATTACTCCGTTCGGCGTGCTGGACCTGATGACACACCCGCTGTTCACGCATGAGACAACGCTGCGGAACACCATGCTGATCATCGAGCCGCGGCGTCTGAAGTGGCGCTACATCACAGACACAACCTTCTACCCCGACCCGCACCGGGATAAGAAGTTGGCGGACCCGTCGAAGTATGACGGCATCAAGGAAGAGTTCCTGACGGAGGGCGGGCTGGAATGGAGCCACACTGAGACAATGGCCATTCTGAATGGTGTTGGATCGGTTGGCGTGTCCTAAGATAGGCGAGGGGAGGGTCGCTGGTACGGGGCCCTCCCACTCGGTGATTCTATAATATAGAAACACCAACAGAGGGAAGGCTCATGGCGCTTCTGGACATACGGGATTTAGTCGTAAAGCACACCGGCCGGGTGGACCTGGTGAACGAGGACGGGAGCGATAATGGCCTGAATGTGCTTATCAATGCGGCACAGGATATGCTGGAGAGGAACCTCGCGCATCCGAAGCTGGAGAGGCGCCATGTTGCGACGCTGGCCGCGAATGGGTATAAGGTGGACCTGCCCAGATGCATCTCGATAAGAGAGGTTTGGATTATGGGTTCCATCAGCGGAACGGTGTCTCGCCGGCAACTGGACATTAAATCCTATAACTGGATGAGGGGTAACTATGCAAATGCCTACTCCGCGATCACAGCGGCGACGCCCGTCTACTGCTGCCCGTCGATCAATGCTGTTGATGATTCTCTTCACGCGGCGGATTCTATCTTCGGTGCCTCGCCCACAATAACGGTGGATGTGGAGGGGCTGACCAAGGAGGACTATGAGTATGCTGGTCTCCTTATTATGCCGCCCGCTGATGTCTCCTATACAGTGACAGTGATTGGCGACTTCCTCTCGAAGAAGCTGGCGCTGGACACCGACATCAACTACTGGACCGAGCGGAATCCGATGCCACTGGTGATGGCCACCGCCTTCGTGCTGGAAGGGCTCCTTCGAAACCAGGCAGGGATGAAGGCTTGGGAAGCAGCCCTCCAGCCGCATCTGGATGGCCTCGACAAGGACAGCGTGGCGATGATGGCAGATCACACTAACCTGATGGAGGGGTAATGCAAGAGTTCAAGCTGCCTCTTCAGAAGTCGCTGACGGCGGGCCTGAAGCCTCGGGACGTGTATGCGCTGAACACCAGTATGCTGACGCGCTGCGTTGGCATGAAGGTGCGAGAGGCAGGCCTTGAACGTGTGAGTGCCATCCACGACCCGACTGGCCTGACAACGAGCTGGCCGAATCCACAGATGTTCAAGGGAAGAGAGGTGACAGTTGTCGCGGACCAAACGCACGTGTACGAGAAAGCGGAAGGCAGCTGGGCGCTGACGGAGATAGCGACGCCCAGCGCGGGTGGAGCCTGGCACTTCGCAGACTTCGGAACCTTCTACATGCTATTCAACGGAGAGTCGATGGTGGTGCGGACTCCGGCCACCGTCTATACATACAACACAAACCCGACGATCAAGACTGGCTGCAACTATCGGGAGCGGGTCATGTGGGGCGGTCTCGCCTCAGACTTCTGGACAGCCACCTGGCAAGCCCTTCTCACAGCAGAGACGAAGCTTGGCTACAACAGCGGGATGCCTCTTGATTTCGACATGACCGGGAACATGGTGTTCTGGGGCGCAATCGGTGGGGGCGACGCGATGGTTTGGCTAATAGAGCCAACCGCGTCTGCTCTCCCGATTGTTGGCCCGCTGGGAGCTGGATATGGTTATGATAGCGATAGGCCCTTCTATCGGGACTTCCTTCGGAGAGGTGACATTGGCTGGAGAAGGATGCCGTGGGATGGTGATGTCTCGTGCTTACGCCCTGTTGGAAAGCCTGTTGTGGTGTTTGGCACTAACGGGGTGTCTGGTCTTAATCCGGTTGACACAGACTTTGGCCTGGCGGAGATCTCGAATGAGGTTGGTATAATCGGACGGGGCGCGGTTGCAGGTGATGAGAAGGAGGGGCTCGTATTTGTCGGTTCGGATTCGGCCCTCTACTTGTTGAGCCCCGCGCTGGAGTTGAAGCGCCTTGGGTATGAAGGCTTCCTCTCTGGCAACATCGACAGTGGAGCGGTTGTCTGCTTCGATGCTTATGAGAAGGAATGGTATATAGGTGGTGTATCCGGTGGATACGTCCTAACAAAGAAGGGCCTTTCTGAGACAGTGCGTCCACCGAGTAGCCTGTATCGAACCAGTGCTGGCCTGTATGGAACGCCGATGCTGGTCAGCAATGAGGCGGATCGGGTTCTTGTTGAGTGGGACACGTTCAACATGAGTATGCGTGGAATCAAGACGGTTGTAAATGTGCAGGTTGATTACTATGGAATAAATAATATGAGGGTGCATGTGGCCTGTGGCACGAAGGTGGGCACAACACCAAGGTATCGGACGAGTACCAGGGATAACGGGAGTGGTGTGTTCTTCTCTGGCCTGTCTGGTAACGATTTCCAAATGAAGATAACAGGTGATCCAACGCCGGAGGCCAGCATTAGTGATGTGGTAGTCCGCTGGATCCCGTTGGATAAGAGGTTCGCGAGAGGCATCATGGAGGGTGGCGCTGGTGCTGATTCTACTGAATAGCATGAAGGTTGGAGACCTCTGGTCGCAGTTGAAGCCGGGCATTGCAGCGGGCTTCACCGATAGCACCATCGTTACGGAGGAGCTGATGCGGCGTATCTTGCATGGCGCCCTCTCTAACATAGTACGAATCTGGCTCCTTGTGTCGGAGGAGGCTGGCCTTCATGCGATAATAACCACGACAATGACGCAGGATGTTTGTAACGGGAAGAAGAACCTGCTTTTGTATAGCATGTATATGCACCAGAAGCCGTCCGGTGCGCTGATGACAGACGCTTATAAAACGCTGACGAACGCTGCGAGGAAGTGGGGCTGCTCCGCTGTGGTGCTTTGCACGCAGGAGCCACGCCTGATCGAGATAGCAAAGAGGTTCCCCGGTAGTACAGTGGATACCTACCTGACTGTGAGGTTATGATGGCAAGTGGTGGGGTGAATAGTTGGCCTGATTACATGCAGTATACGCATTGGTGGTGGCTATCTAATGAGAAAACGGCATCGGCTGGGCAGCGCGCCGAAGGAAACACCTTCAACCTGGACGATGACCTCACGACAGCGAGGGCGGCGAATCCGTATACAGGTAAAGAGGCGTACAACCCGGAGGCGGATCTTGGCATCGCGGAGCTGGCTTATGAGGAATATAAGACCAGCGTCAACGAGCTTGCGCCCAGTACGGACTTCGCGGCGGACGTTACTGTTGTGGAAGCCGAGTATCTAACGACGCCCACGGTGACAGCCCCCGAGGATGTGGATGTCGATGCCGATGTATCGCAGGCCGCGGATGCCTATGAGAAGGAGATCACGCCGGAGCTGATGCGTAGCATCGGGCGCTTTGCAGCGAGTCGGCAGGAGGCTAATGCTGTCAGCGGAACAGGCTTCACGTTTGGCCTTGCGGAGCTAGAGCGGGCACACCTCGAGAAGATCGGCTCTTTTAGAGGAAAGCTACACAGTGAGCTGACGAAGGATGCCTTCCAGTTCAAGCTGAATCGGGACCTAAAGAAGATGGAGTTGGAGGTCTCGATTGGGGTGGAAGACAACAAGCAGAAGTATGCCTGGCTTGTAGCCGCCTCTGAGCTTCTTAGTAAGATGCGCCTTGCGAAGTTGTCTGCCATTGAGACAAGTGGGCGAATCGGCATGGAGATCGGGAAGCTGGGTGTCGTGGCGCGGAAGGAGCAGCATGATATGAACATTGCGCTGGCGACAAAGGCGTCGACGTATAACCTGGACCTATATGCGTATGGTGGGAACCTGTTGGCTGCCGTCAGTGGTGGTGTGTACAAGACAGCGGGCGAGATGGAGAGCTGGGAGAAGTGGCTCTCTGGCGCGTCCAGCGTGGCTGGCATTATCGGGGACATTTGGGGAACCGCCAAGAAATAGGAGGAAGGGATGCCAGAGCAGTATATTGACATTGAGATGAACACCGACATTCCAATAGGGACGACCACTGACACCAGCGGGTCGACTATCATAAGGTCAGGCGCCTTTCTCTGGAACCTTATATCTAAATTGCTTCCCCGGGCCAGAACACCGCAAGAGCAGGCGCAGCTTCGTACTGATATGGTGAATGGCTTGGCGGAGAAGTATGCGGAGATCAAGTTTCCAGGCTTACGGGACAGAGACCCAGAAAGCTTTACTGGGGCTGTTGCCATGCTACAGGCACAGGCCACAGCTGACTATAATAGGGCGGTGCAGCAGTATAACTGGTCATCTGTGCATCCAACCGAACCTGTTGAGAACAATCCGTGGATGGACCCAGCGACCAAGGCGCAGATAGTGGCGTATAAGCAACGCCTTAAGGGAACGCCTGGAGATGGAAGCGGAGGCACTGGGCAGGATGACCGGATCATAACAGACCCAGGTGACGGCCAGGGTGTGCCGGCGGAAGAGTGGCGGAGCTGGACAGACGAAGAGCGGCAGCGGTATTTGGAGACCGGCTCCAGAAACCCAGCGGGCCAGCAAGACGGAACAACGGGTGGCACGACGCCTCCCGAGGTGAGCGAAGTAGGCCTTGAGGATGTCACGGATAGGGACAAGTTACAGCAGTGGATAGACCAAGAGAAGGCAAAGGGTGGTACTGTTGAGACCCTCTGGAATCGCTTCCTTAAGGCATTCATAGATGGGAACCTGAATCCTGGTATAAAGCTTGGAGACGGTGTTGCGCTGATTGTCGGTGATAGCAGCAATAACAATCCCGACATTGGGGGCACGAGCGGAGGCGGTACTGGAGACGGGGATGGCGGCTCTGGTGGTGGTACAGGGTCTGGAGATGGTACCGGGGGTGGAAGTGGTGACAATGGGGGAGGTACTGGGGATGGTGGCGGAGGCGGAGATGGTGGACAGTCTTTTGAGGGGTTCACCGTGCCGAGAACCGATACAGGCGGAGGCGGAGGGGGCACCAACATCTTTGATCCTTATATAGGTGAGCCTACTAACGATGTAGTTAGCGTACTTGTCACTGGTGGCACGGATGGTGGTGGAGGCGGTGGAAGCGGTGATGGTGGAGGCGGCGGTGGTAATAGTGGAGGCACCGGTGGAGACGGGGATGGTGGCGGAGGAGACGGTGGCAACGAAGGAGATAATGGTGGTGGCGGTGGAACCGGTGCAGGCGATGACGGCGGAGACGGAACTGGAAGCGACGGCACTGGTGGAGGCGGAGGTGGAGGGGATGGCGGTACAGGCGGGGGTGGGACGCCACCAGCGACAGACCCCTTCGACTGGACCAAGTTCCTTGATGCCCTGAAAGGCCTCGGAGGTCCAGACAAGAGCAGCGCCTCTATGGAGACGGGGCACCCAGGCGCAGGCGTTGCACAGCCGGTGACCACAACGTTGGACACAAAGCCATCTGCGGTGTCTCTTATGGGGCAAGAGAAAGAGGCTATCCCAAGTTTGTCCGACCTTCTCTCCTCGGCCTTCTCCTGGCGAGGGGCTCTTTCACGATAGGTGATTCTATAATATAGAAACACCGAAAGGAGGATGTTGATGCCGATTTCGGATTATCTGCTGAATGCTCCGCTGACTGGGCGGACGCCGAGTGGAGCAGGCGTACCAATATTGGATGTCCTTCGGGCACTTGGCCTCTTCGGGAAGAAGGTGTCTACTGCTGAGCCAAATTATGCGGTGACACCAGATACTGCTAATACAATGCCAGCGGCGCAGCCAGACCAGCCAGTAGTGATGCAGCCCGCTGCTCGGGCGAATGAGCCGGGGCCTGTGGCACAGTCGAAGCCCGCTGGCGGAGCCCAGCCTGCGAAGAGCGCGGGGAAGAAAGAGGAGCCTCTCTCCAAGATTCTGAAGCGTATCGAAGAATATGGTGGTAGTATCACCGCGTCGCAGGTCTTTAAAGATCCTGGCTTCAACGAGAGGAAGGCTCGCCAGGTTGCAGACGCCATGGCCGAGATGCGAGGGCAGGTTGCCGGACGAGATAGTGCAATGCCAGTGCCGGTTGCTCCAACGGAGGCGCAGCCACCCAAAGGCTTCTTCGGGAAGGTGGGAGCTGGCGCAAGCCGCGTGCTGGATACCCTGGCGAAGCCGGAGACCCGTGCTGCAATGGGCGATGTCGCACAGGCCTTTAGCCATCCTGTTGTGAACGCGCAGACAGGCGCTGTGTTGAAGCAGCCGTGGCAGGCTCGTCTCGGAGGGATGGTTCGGAACAGGGCCAATGACCAAATGTTTCAGGAGGCGCTTGCTGGTGGCACACCGAGTAGAGCACTACCTGCGGAGTTGGCTGATAAGGCGATAGCTGCCAGACAGAGGCAGACGGCGCTTGGGCAGGAAGATAAGAAGCTGGACCTGGAGCGGAGGAAGGTCGCCCAGGCGGAGAAAGAGGGTGGTGTGATGATGGACTATCATGAGGCCCTTATTAAGAAGGTGCTAAAGGATGTGGAAATGGTACCCGCTCCGACAGTGGTTACGGTAACCAATGGCAACAAGGAGCAGCAGATGGTGTGGGATCAGAAGACGGCATCGTGGCAGCCTCTCGGTGAGGGTGGCCTGCGAGATCAGGTTATCGCTGGGCAGGCCACGGTGCAGGCAGCAGGCGTACGAGCGAACGCGACAAAGACTGGCATGACTATCGCGGAGCTGGGCACAGCCACCAACACTATCACAACCGAGCTTGCTCCGCTGTTCTTGCCTATTGCGAAGCAGGTGGCACCTGATGTGATGCAGGATATTCGGGACCCGTTCGGCGGAATCAACAAGACGGCCCTTATTGGCTCTCTGCCAAAGTGGGCAGCGGACCGCTTCCAGCTTCTGGTGAGCGAATATACAAAGATGCTTTCAGAGGGAAGGGAGCCAGGCCTGGCGAAGAATGCTGTTATGCAGGTGGCAAGCGATCCGGCGTTCCTTGCGCAGCCAATACAAAGCACAGAGGAGCGGGATGCACTTCCGGCGGGTGCCTACTATCACCTTGGAGACAAGGTGTTTATGCGTGGGCAGGGTGGCATAGAGACAGACCAGCCGATCGATACTGGAGGCGCTGATGCCAAAGCTGGTCGTTGATCCGACAACAGGGCGGCCGGTTATCGCAGGCGCGGAGGGGCAGCCAGTGGAGGCGTCGACCGGGCTGGTGCCAGCCTTTAAGCGCGGATTGGAGGCGAGCCATCTTGGCCTTGCTTTCGACGAGGAGGCAACACCCGGCCAGCCAGAGGGCCTGGCAGAGCGCACAGTGCAGGGCATTGGGCAGATAGCAGGAGACCTGCCTGGCTACATGCTGAGCAGCGCGCCTGGTCGCGTTGTGGGTGGAGCTGTTGGTGGCGCTCTTGGCTCTGTCATTCCTGGCGCTGGAACAGCGGCTGGTGCCATAGTTGGACAGGCAATAGGAGGTAGCGCCTCTTCCTTTGCGGGCGCGCAGGCTCTTCGCACCTTTCTCAAGAGCCGGAAGGAGAATCCAGAGGAGCCTATTACTGAGCATCTCGGCGCCGTTGGAGAGGACTGGGAGAATATAGGAAAGGAGGCGCTTATTGGGGCGCCTCTTGGTCTCGCTGGGCCTATCGCTCGGACGGCGGCAACAGGCGTCGCGCCAAAGGGCGCTGTGGCTGTGGCACTGAAAGCATTGGAAGGCGTGCGGGATCCGGCGACGATGGCCGCAAGCGCGGCGACGCTGGATAGGCTTCCGAAGGAGGCGGTGGCTGCTGCGGTGAAGTATATGAAGGGGCCAACCACGACGCTTGGAAAGAGCCTGGAGACCGCGGGCCGACTGACGGGAGAAGTGGCAACACTGACAACGTTGGCGCCGGCCTTGCATGAGGGGCGCCTGCCCACGACGCAGGACTTCATCGATTCGGCTGCCTTGATGACGGCCTTGACAGGGGCTCATGCCAGTGTGCGTGCGCTGCGTGGTGCTTATAGACAGCACCCCTCTGACATGACAAAGGCAATGACAGACCTCCAGACGATAGCGAAGCTAAGGGCAGACGGGAAGACAGTTGAGGCGGATGCCCTTATGGAGAACCTGCAGGAGAGGTTCAAGGTGTTGGTGGATAATCTGGAGGGCCTCCCGGAAGAGGAAAAGACACGCCGGAAGGGTGGCTTGGAGGCAGGGGTAGAGGCGGGCGCTAAGAAGAAAGCGGAGCGGGATGCGGAGGTGGTGAAGCAGGTTCAGAAGCTGGAAGAGCAGGGGTTGAAGGTGGAGCCGGCGAAGAAAGGGAAGAAGGCTGCTCCGAAGGTGGAGGCGCCGAAGGAAGAGGTGCCGCCTACTCCGAAGGAGAAGGCTCCTGAGATTGGAACCGTGCCGGATACTCCGTTGGCGCTACCAGAAGGACATGTCATTCGGCGCGATTTCGAGGAGCTTCGCCCGCTGAGAGACAAGGCGGAAGAGGACTGGGGGTATGGTGATCCGAGGACGAGGGATTTGGTTCGGAAGGTGGAGAGCCTGGAGCAGGTGGCGGACCACATCCTGCGCTCGCAGGGTGCAATCGAGCACCTAACAGCTTCGTTGGAGAAGGCAAAGCTAGGTACGGATGAATATAAGATGGCTAAGGAGGCTGTCGAGTCTTGGCACAAAGAGATAGCTGCCTTTGAGTTGATCGGCTCTCTCGTCAAGGAGGGCGCTCCTTGGCGTATGACCACAGAAGAGTTTGACAGGGCGTATGCACAAGGATTAACCAAGCCACGCGAGGTCGATCATAAGCTCGGACAGATTCTTGCGGCGGAGTATAGCACAAAGAACCCAATGGAGATGCTTAATAGGCTGCAAGAAGAAACATTGAGCCCACTCTTAGGGCAGGTCAAACTGATACAAGGTAGCACGCTTGAGGAGATTAGGGGCAGCTTTGTTAAGGCTGGTAAAGTATTTACGCCAAATGATGCTGCCGCTATAAAGGCAGGAGCCAACTGGACCTTCAACGATGGTACGGCTATCGTACTTAATGGAGCTGCCGGGTATACGCCTGAGGTGCTTTTAGCAGTCTTAGGGCATGAGGTCGGGCACTTAATAGACATAGAACGAGGCTTTCATACCACGAGGCCTCTCTCCACAAATCTTGCTACGTTAACACCGGAGCAGCAAGCGGCTTTTAAACAGAAGGTTGACGCCTACGAAAAGGGCGTAGCCTCTATCGGGGAGGCATACCGCGCCTACACACCCGGGCATCACAAGACAGGCAACTTCGAGCTCGACACCGCTCGTCGCTGGATTATAGAGAAGGCGGTGGCGGTGGGAATAGAGGTGCCTCCTGAAATCTTGAGAGAAGCAGGTGTCTCTCCGCTATTTGCCGTTAAGCAGCACCGGGAGTGGGTTATCGAGAACGAGCGACGCGCGCGGGAAGAGCGCCTTCGAGAAGAGGAGTTGGCAACACAGGGGAAAGAGGTAGTGCGCAGCGCGAGTGGCGTGCCACAGTTTATTCGACCGATTGGCGCGAAGGAGCCAGCCGCGAAGGATGAGCCTGCACGAGAGATCGCGCCCCCAACAGAGGGAACAGGTGAGCCTCTCCAGCACAACCCGAAAGACCTCGAGCGGGACCTCTCCGACAAGGTGGCCCTCGCTAACGCTGAGGCGCAGCTGGAGACAGAGAGCCGGCGGAGCAAGCGTGTGCAAGACCTTCTCTCCATCGAGGCACCCTTTCGCAGGTTGGAGAAGGATGGCCTGCCGGGCGCAGCAGAGGTTGGCGCAAGGATGAAGTTCGCGCCTGGCATCTGGAAGCACTATCAGGACATGGCGGTCGTCTTCATGAAGTCGGTGGGGAAGAAGGTGCGAGGTAGTAAGCAGGACCTTCTTCGGGCATATCTGGCTGCGGAGACACCGAGCGTCTTGGCGAAGATGTCGCCAGAAGATCGGGCACGTCTGGAGCCCGCCGTAAAAGAGATCGCCGAGTACTTCAAGGCGGCGCAGGCGGAGTACGCGAAGTATGGTGTTGACCTTGACTATGTAAAGAGGAGAATGTCAGATGCCACGCGTGACTTCATGTTGGCCCTCGATGCAGCGGCACGCACGACCGACCCGACCAAGCAGGCGACGGCTCTTAAGCAGGCTGAGCGGAGGCTCGGTGACCTCGAAGTCTTGATGGAATCGAACTACGTCCACCTTCCGTATCGGATGCTCTGGAAGGCAGTACACAACGCGACGCCGAACCAGCGGGCGGCCCTTCGCTTGCTGCACGCGAAGAAGCGGTATACGCTAACGCTGGCGGATCTTCTTAACCTACGAGACAAAGAGGGAAAGGAGGTCTTTAGGGCGGAGGACTTCTCTGTGGCGGAGGCATTCGGCTCCTACGCAACGAGGCTCGGTCGGGACATGAGCCTACTGCATATAATGGAGGCGGCAAAAGCGTCGAAGCTGGCTATTGCTGAGAAGTCGAAGAATATTCCGAAGGAGTATAGAAGGGCACCGGATTACATGGCGGTGATGCACGGATACAGGGTGCATCCGGCGCTGCTGGAATGGGCCGAGGCGATGACGAGGCCAGTTACGACCGGGGTGGTCGGCGATGTGATGCGGATATCGAAGGGCTTTGCCTTTATCAACCCGCTCTTTCTCTCGGCCTATAACGTGTTTCAGCTGGCAATGCAAGGTGTCTTTGTAAATGTGAAGTTGCCAAAGTATGCGTGGCGTGCCCTCAAGTCTGTCCGTGATAAGGATAGCCACTATCGAGAGGCGGCCATGAACGGGTTGCAATCCAACCCGACGCATGAGCCGTGGGCTTCCTTCAAACCGATGATGGAGAGGGCGGCAACAGGGAGTATCCCGGGGCAGATTGGGATGATGGTGAAGGAGGCGATCAGCCCGAATATCTTGAAGATGGCAGGCACAACCTTGATGGATGTTTATCAGGCATCGTGGAATATTGCGTGGAAGCTGGATGAGTATACGAGGTATGTCTCTTATCATCACGGCTTGGATAAGGGATACACGCCGAGGCAGGCAGCGCAGATGGCGGCTCGCTTCATGGGCGATTATGCATCTGTGCCTGCTGCGACGCGGCGCTTTCTGAATATCCCGTTCTTCACGCCGACCTACAAGATCACGATGGGTAAGCTGTTCTATGATATGGTGAAGGGCGCAGCAAAGACGGTTGTGGGAAAGGGAGACTCGGTGGATAAGGTGATG